TACACGATGAAGATTATTGCAGAAAAGTATTTCCCTTTCTAAAGGAAGAATACTTTGATTCACCATCTGACAAGATCGTTTTTTCTTGCATCTATGATTTTATAGCAAAACATAATGCATTGCCTACCATAGAAGCAATATCAATATGTTCCGCCGATAAACAAGTTTCTTCTGAACTTTATCAAAACATTCAAGATACTATAAAAGAATTAAAAGAATACGATAAACCAAACCAAGAATGGTTTCTTGGCCAGACAGAAAAGTTTTGTAAAGATAAAGCTATAATAAATGCTTTCAGAAGTGGCATAGAAATAATTGACGGTAGAGATAAAAAAAGAAGTGTAGGTGTATTGCCCGATATGATGAAAGAGGCATTGGCCGTTTCTTTTAATACCTCTGTTGGCCATTCGTATGCAGAAGATTATGAGGATAGATTTAGTTACTATCACACAAAAGAAGAACAGTTGCCATTTGATATTAATATATTGAATAAAATTACTAATGGTGGTGTACCAAAGAAGACCTTGAATATCGTGGTCGCTGGTACAGGAATAGGAAAATCTACGTTCTTGTCTCACCTTGCTTGCTCATATTTTATGCAAGGATATAATGTTTTTTATGCGACATTTGAAATGTCAAAGGAGAAGACATCGGAACGTTTTGATGCAAATCTTCTCAACATACCGATACAAGATTTAAAGAACATACCAAAACCAGCATTTCTCAAGTCTTTAAACTCAATCATATCAAAGACTACTGGCAAACTTATAGTAGAAGAATATCCAACATCTACCGCTAGTGTGTTTCATGTGGCAAATACTCTGAATGAATTATCTCTCAAGAAGAATTTCAAACCAGATGTCATTATTTTGGATTACTTAAACATCATGGTAAGTGCCAGATTGAAGTCATCTAATAGTGTTTCTAATATGTACACTTACGTGAAGTATATCGCAGAAGAGGTTCGTGGTCTGAGTGTTATACACAAGGTACCAGTATGGACCGCAACGCAGCTAAACAGAAGCGGCTACAATGCATCCGATGTCGGATTAGAAAACACTTCAGAAAGTTTTGGTGTACCAGCAACCGCAGATTTAATGCTTGCTCTTATTTCTACTGATGAATTGGAAAAGCAGAATCAAATAATGATCAAGCAACTGAAGAATAGATACAACGAAGCTGCCAAAGATAGAAAAATACTATTAGGAATTGACAGACCTAAAATGAGATTTTATGAGCTTGAAGAATCCGCACAAAATGATATAATACAGAACGTAAGAGATTTTGATAATTCAAATCTTCCGGTGAAGGAAGCACCTTCTAAATTTTCTGGATTCAAATTTTGATTATGATACCTTTCCCTAATAAGAAGTATAATATAATTTATGCAGATCCGCCTTGGATGTATAAAGATAAAGCATTAGCAGGAAACAGAGGTGCGGGATGCAAATATAATTTAATGAATGACAAATCAATAGAAGAATTGCCAATATCTGAGATATGTGCTGATGATTGCATTCTTTTTATGTGGGTTACATATCCTAAGCTACAAGAAGGATTAAATGTAATTAAATCTTGGGGATTTACTTATAAAACTTGTGCATTCACTTGGGTTAAAACGAACAAAAAATCTCAAGATACAATTTTTATGGGTATGGGAAACTGGACCAGAAGCAATGCCGAATTGTGTCTACTAGGTTTACGTGGTAAGATCAAAAGAAAGTCTGCATCAATCAAACAAGTTGTTCTATCGCCAATAGAATCTCATAGCAAAAAACCTGATATAATAAGAAAACATATAGTAGAATTAGTTGGTGATTTACCTAGAATAGAACTTTTTGCTAGACAAACGGAATCTGGATGGGATTCGTGGGGAGATCAATTATCGACACAGGAGTAGTTATGAGAAGAGTTTTAACCTTTGATGACGTAGCACTAGTTCCGCAATATAGTAATATAAGTAGCAGAACTGAACCAGATCTATCAACTTGGCTTGTTAAGGATACTAAAATTGGTATGCCATTATTGGCAGCTAATATGGATACTGTCATTTGTGATGCACTAGCTGATGTGCTCGTGTCTAATCGAGGTTTTCCTATTTTTCATAGATTTACTGATATAGAACAGCAAAGATTGTGGATTAAGAAATATTCTAATTGTTCCATTTCGACAGGATTGAATAACGATTACTTAGAAGATTTTATAGGTGTTGGTGCCAGTGTAATAACATTTGACATTGCTCATGGACATTCAAAATCGATGATGCAAGAAATTGAATTTATTAAATCAAAATATCCTCATGTTAAAATTATAGCCGGAAATGTTTGTACAGCTATGGGTACTCATGATTTAATTTCGTCTGGTGCTGATGCAATAAAGGTTGGTATTGGACCTGGAGCTGCCTGTACAACAAGATCAACTACAGGTTTTGGTGTTAGTCAATTTAGCGCAATACAAGATTGCAGTGAAATTGCAAGCAGATTTAAAGTACCAATTATTGCCGATGGTGGTATAAGAAATTCAAGAGATATTGTGCTTGCGTTGGCCGCCGGTGCTTCTACGGTAATGATAGGAAAGTTATTTGCACTAACTTATGAAAGTGCCGCACAAAAAAGAAACACAGACTTTCAGGTATATGCAAAATACAGAGGACAAGCATCAAAAGATTTCCAAGATGAAGCTAGGGGTGGATTAAAGAAAGGTACGGTAGCAGAGGGTGAACACTTTTGGGCTCCAGTCGAGAAAGATGCACAACAACTTATAGATGAATTACTAGGAGGATTGAGATCGGCCTTAACTTATGGTGGTGCCAGAACAATATCCGAATTGCAAAGAAAGGCGGAATTTGTTGAAGTTACGCCAACATATCAGTCCGAATCTAGCGTCAGAAAATGATTATTTTTTTAAATCAATATGCCAAGCAAATAGGGAGGATATAATTGTGAATACTCCTCCTATTATCGCTACTAGTATTTTTTGAAATTTGGTTCTCTCGGCTTCTAGATTTTTTCTACTTTCAACCTCCAAGTTTTCAACTTGTTCTTCCATTTCTTTTAATTTAATTTCAATTATTCGCATTCTTGATGAAAGTGGATCTATTAACCCATCGCCGTGAATTATTTTTGAAATCTTTTGCCAATCTTCTCTGAGTACATCCAATTTTATGGCAATAGTTGTTATATCGTTTTTGTACTGAAACGTAGAATTGACGATATGATCAATTTGTTCTTGAGTCCTTTCGTTTTGTTCTATCAGTTTTTCTAATAGTTTTTCTAGGTCGTTGTACATTTTTTGTCTATTTGTAGAGGAATATAAATACAAAGAAACATTGTGTGTATCTATTTAGATTATTATCCATTTCTATTCCGAATATCATAGAGATTTAAAATGAAAACATTATCCAAAATACTAAAAGAATCAAAAGAACTAAGCGAAAGATGTTGGGACGGTTATAAACCAACGCCAGGCAAGAAGCCATACGAAAAGGGTTCTTGTATGAAAGAAGATGATTGTGAAGATATGCACGAAGAATCTGAACATGAAGGTAAAAAAGTTACACTCAATAAGCCATTTCGCACACCAGGCGGTCCTAAAAAGTTTTCAGTATATGTGAAAAATGACAAGGGCAATGTAGTCAAAGTCAATTTTGGCGATCCTAATATGGAAATTAAGAGAGATAATCCAGAAAGAAGGGCTAGTTATAGAGCAAGACATAATTGTTCTGACCCAGGACCAAAATGGAAAGCAAATTATTGGTCTTGTAAAATGTGGTCCGATACTCCAGTTTCAAAAATTGCCGAAGAGGAATCATTAGATGAAGTTTCACCTCCGGGAAAAGACTATGAAACTTGGATTAAAAAGAATAAAGCCAGATTTATTAAACAATATGGACCCGAAAAGGGAAAACAAGTTCTTTATGCTAGGGCTTGGCAGATGAAAAATAAGTTTAAAACTTATGAAAGCAGTGATACAATGGATTCATTAGATAAAGAATAAATTTAATACACATGATAAAAAAAATGAAACCTTTTAGCATCTTTCTACAAGAATCTAAAAATGTGCATTTAACGCATTTGGAAGATGAGATGTTTGACAAAGGTAGTCAAGGACTCTTGACTGCAATTAGATTTATAACATCAGTTGCTAAAATGTTAGCAACTTCATCGAACAAGAGTGTCAAAGTAACTACAAAGTGGGACGGTGCCCCCGCTATTGTTTGTGGTAAAGATCCTGAAACTGGTAAGTTTTTTGTTGGAACTAAAAGTGTTTTCAACAAAGTAGGACCAAAAATTAATTATACTGTTGCCGACATAAACAAAAACCACGAAGGTGCTTTAGCCGAAAAATTAAAAACAGCACTACAACATTTGAGTAAATTAAATTTTAATGAAATATTACAAGGCGATTTATTATTTACCGATGATAGTGTTTCGATGCAAGAGATTCAAGGAGAAAATTGCTTAACGTTTAGACCAAATACCATTACATATGCCGTACCGGTCGATAGCGATTTTGCAAAGAAAATACAAAAAGCTAAAATGGGAATTGTATTTCACACAAAATATACAGGACCGAGCATAGCGGATTCTAGTGCATCGTTTGATGTAGACATATCCAAACTTAAATCAAATCCTAATGTTTGGGTTACTGATGCGTTTTTTAAAGATGTATCTGGCATTGCGACATTTACAAAAGAAGAAACTAAACAAATAGCAGTAAAAATTAAGTCTATTAGAAGTTTAATGGATTCACAAACAAAAAATCTATTAAATAAATTATCATCTTCTGAATTGTTGCCATATATGCACATGTATTTTAATGCAAATGTAAAAGTTGGTTCAACAATTGGTGATGTGAAGTCACATGTAGATGGACTCATAAACTTCGTAAAACAAAAGTTTCAAGTAGAAATAGATAAACTTAAAACAGAAAAGTCAAAAATTGATAAAACTTCAAAATTAGAAAATCTAATACATTTTGTGGAATCATCGAGAGAAAACTTATATAAACTGTATGAAATACAAAAGCTATTAATTGATTGTAAATTAATGTTAATAGCCAAACTAAAGAAAACCAAAACAGTAGGAACATTTATACAAACTGAAGATGGTTTTAAGGTGACAGATCCCGAAGGATTCGTTGCAGTGTCCAATGATAATACTGCATTGAAATTAGTGGATAGATTGGAATTTTCTAAACTTAACTTTACTGTCGCTAAAAATTGGGGTTAATATGAAAGCGGTAATGACATTTGGTCGATTAAATCCACCCACATCGGGACATCAGCTTTTACTTGATAAAGTACTATCTACGGCAAAGAAAATAGATGCTAGACCATTTTTATTTGTATCGCACACACAAGACAAAAAAAAGAATCCTTTGAGTTTTGCCGAAAAGATTAAATTTATTTCCTTGGGTTATCCAAAAATATCACCATTTATTGTAAAGGATGAATCCATAAAAACGCCATTTCAAGCATTACAGCATTTGGCTAATCAAGGATACAAAGAAATTGTTGTAATTGTCGGTGAAGATAGAGTACAATCATTTAGAGCAATGATTTTACCTTATCTAAATATTGCAGATAAAAGTAAGTCTATTGATGCGGACTCCGTTAAAGTCATAAGTGCTGGTGCAAGAGATCCTGACGCAGACGATGTTACCGGAATGAGTGCTTCAAAGTTAAGATCCTTAGCATCCTCTGGTAATTTTACTGAATTCAGTAAAGGTTTAATGTCTGGATTGAAAGCTGATGCTGCCAAATTAATGTATAATACATTACGCAAAAAAATAAACTTGCAATCTGAAGATTTTGTGTTACAATCATTCCTAGAATTTTACAAAAAGGAAGAAAAATTAGATAATAGATTTTTACCTAAACATACGTTAGAAATCGGTACTGACGAACTGGTTGATGCGTATGCTGAAATGATACCTAATAGTTTTGAAAGGGAGTCTATAGATGTCGCCAGCAGCGCAAGTGATAATGCCAGCCACTTTGAGGCACGTAGAAAATGAGGAACCTGTTGGTGACATTGATGGAACCAACACTATATTTTTTACTAAATATAGATTCTATGATGATCATTGCCAAATATATTTAAATGGTCTAAGGTTGAGACCAGGAGAGTTTCTAGACTACGTGGTACCTAATGATCAAACTTTTGTTATGAACTACGCTCCATTGCCAGGAGATATTTTAATAATCGACTACTTTAGAAAATAAAAGTTTCATAAATAAACGTAATCTTAAATTATGTTTGATCGATACCTTGTGTCGATTGCATATTGGCCAATGTTATGAAAATACACACCTTATAAGGAGAAAAAATATATGGCACAACTAAAAATCCGTGGTAATACACAGATTATGTCTGGTACTATCACAAATGCAGAGATTGCATCAGAAGCCGCAATTGCTTCATCGAAGCTGGCAGATGGTAGTAATTTCTTGAAGAAAGATGGTTCAGTGGTTTGGACAGCAAATCACGATGCCGGTGGTTTTAAGCTAACCAATCTTGGTGCAGGTTCTAACCCGAACGATGCAGTTACCTATTCACAGTTGCAAGATGTTGCCGCTGGCGTTAGCGTAAAGCAGGCAGTTCGTGTTGCTAGTACTGCAAACATCGCAAGCCTTTCAGGACTTCTTACCGTCGATGGCGTATCGCTTGTTGCTGGTGATAGAGTTCTTGTAAAGAATCAGACAAACCAAGTAAATAACGGCGTTTACGTTGTTGCTGCTGGCTCTTGGAGTCGTTCATCGGATTTCGATGATAGTCCTGACACAGAAGTAAGAGGCGGAAACCTTGTATTCGTACAAGAAGGTTCTGTAAATCCTAATACTTCTTGGGTATTGACTGGTCAATCAAACCTTGCAGTTGGTACAGACAATCTCGTATTTACTCAGTTCTCTGGTGCTGGTACACAGACATCATCGAACGTAGGTACAGGAGAAGGCGTATTCAAGCAGCTCAGTGGAAGCAATTTCGAGTTCAAATCTCTTGCAGATAGCTCTGAAATTGATGTCGTTGCAGCCGCAAACGAATTGTCGTTCTCGCTCGTAAGTCTTTCGATTGCTTCCGGAAAGCTCGCTGCTGATTCGGTAATCACATCAAAGATTGCTGATGCTAACGTAACAGAAGCAAAGATTGCATCAAGTGCAGTTGTCACAAGCAAGATTGCTGATAGTGCAGTTACTACAGCTAAGATTGCAGATTCCAACGTAACAGAAGCAAAGATTGCATCAAGCGCAGTTACCACAGCTAAGATTGCCGATCTTAACGTTACTACCGGAAAGCTCGCCGATGATGCTGTTACTACTGTCAAGATTGCCGATCTTAACGTTACTACCGGAAAGCTCGCAAACGATGCTGTTACCACAGCTAAGATTGCAGACTCTAACGTAACAACCGCTAAGATTGCTGATCTTAATGTTACTACCGGAAAGCTCGCCGATGATGCTGTTACAAACGCAAAGATTGCCGATAGTGCAGTCGAAAGCGCACAAATCGCAGACAATGCTGTAACAAACTCAAAGCTCGCTGATAGCGCAGTTAATACCGCAGAACTTGCCGACAGTGCTGTTACTACAGCTAAGATCGCAGATTCTAATGTAACAACCGCTAAGATCGCAGATTCTAATGTAACAACCGCTAAGATTGCTGATCTTAATGTTACCACTGGAAAACTTGCTGATCTTTCTGTTACTACCGGAAAGCTCGCCGATGATGCTGTTACAAACGCAAAGATTGCCGATAGTGCAGTCGAAAGCGCACAGCTTGCTTCGGATGCAGTTGTTGATTCTAAGGTTGCAGCAAATGCCGCTATCGCTAGAAGCAAGCTCGCATCGGGAACTGCAAGTCACGTCCTCGTGAACGATGGTTCTGGTGCTATGTCTTCGGAAGCACAACTAGCATTGTCACGTGGTGGTAGTAATGCTAACCTCTCGGCCGCAAGTGCATATTCGTTCCTCCATATGAATTCCGCTGGTACAGCATTCGCTGCAAGTCTTTTGACTGGTAGCCGTGCTCTCGTATCGGATGCAAATGGATTACCTAGTGCTTCTTCGGTTACTTCGACTGAACTTGGATATCTTTCGGGAGTTACTTCTGCAATTCAAACACAATTGAATGCAAAGGTATCTGAAAGCAGCTTCATCTTCAACGAAACACCATCAGGAACAATCGACGGAACAAACGTAACGTTTAACTTGGCTTCATCACCACTTTCTGGTAAGCTA